GCAACTGAAACAACGCTGGCGCAGGTGTTGACGAAGCTTTCCGGCGACCCGGCCACAGCCACGAAACAAGATTCAGTCAAGGCTGTGCTCGACGCGATCAGCACGGCAGTGGCAGCTAGAGCGACCGAGCAAACACTTGGTGAGATCAAAACTGCGCTCGGAGATCTTAGCACGGCGACCAATCAAGAAGCCGTCAAACTGGTGCTTGATACAATCAGCAACGCAGTAGCAGCGAAGGCAACCGAGCAAACACTTGGTGAGATCAAAACTGCGCTGACAGATGGGACGCAGCAAGTTCAGTTAACTGCAACGGACGGCGCGATCGACAGCCTGGGGGCTCGTGCTGACGTGGCGCAGACTGATACAACCCAGGCGGCTACGGCCATTGCGCTCTTGAAAGGGCTTATAGAGCTCGGAAAAACAGTAGGAACCGAGAATACGTTGCAGCTCATTCAGACGGCGCTTGGCGGGCTCAATGAGAAGGACTTTGCGACTCAAGCAACGCTCGCTCAAGTGCTAACCAAGCTCGGAGATCTTAGCACGGCGCTGACAGATGGGACGCAGCAAGTTCAGCTAACTGGCACTTTAACCGAACTTTTCGGGGCGAGTCTAAGCGATAGACCGCCAGCCAGTAGCGTATCTGTAGGGGCTACATTTATGGTTGTCGGCACTGATATAGTTTATCAATCCAATGGCACAGATTGGGTGGTGATCTCTTAATGAGTATAACTCATTACACATTACTAAAAAACTACATGGATAAGCGGTTTACGAAACTTGAGCGAGGATTAGGCACAGGAGTCTATGGGGTAGCTTGGGATAAAAGTTCGAATCCCACACTTACACGCATCAATGACTCTGTAGGGATGGTAGCCAATGTTGGCGTTGACAACCAAGTCGTCCAAAATGACTTTGATTTCGCCCCGATCTTCGGCGAGATGGCAGAAGTCTATGATAATCTAGGCAACGTGTTTATCCGCATTCCGAAATTTTACATCAAAAAGACCGATGGACCTAACTTTAAAACATGGCAAGTATCTAAAGTACGCTACGCAGGCTTTTACCTGCCGTGGTGTTTTTGGGACTTTGCAACCAATCGTGAGTTGCCCTACATTGATGTCGGCAAATACAACGCATCCCTCGGGGCGGGAGACGTGCTGGAATCCAAACCCGGCACATACCCGCTGATTAGCAGAACCATTGTGAATTTCCGCAATTACGCTCGGGCCAACAACGCCGGGGGCTTGCGCGGATATCAGCAGATGGACATCCACGTTACGGACGTGCTCCAGACGCTGTTTTACATTGAGTTTGCCACGCTGAATTCACAGGCTATTATGCAGGGATTCACGGCCGGGCAATACTCCGCATCACACACTGCCGTCGTGGGGGAGAGCAATACCAACCGCATCATAGTGGCCAATACGACCGCCGACCTCTATCGGGTCGGACAGGCTATCAGCATTGGCACAGCGCAAGGCAGCACAGCGGTATTCTACGGCCGCACAATTACGGCCATCGAGGACTACGACGCCGCAAACAAGGCCATCGTCTTTGACGGCGACCCGGTAGACATCGCTGAGGGTAACGTAGTTTGGAATAGCGGCTGGAAGAGCGGATTCAGCTCGCAGATCGCTGCATCGAGCGGGTCGATAGGCAGCAATATCGACGGCGTGTATCCCTGCTGCTACAGGGGTATTGAAAACCCGTGGGGCAGCGTCTATGAGTTTGTGGACGGCGTGAACATCACCGACCACCAGGCGTGGACATGCAAGGACGCGGCCCAGTATGCGAGCAACGTGTTCGCCTCGCCATACGAGCAGCTCAGCTATGTCAATCACGATGCGGACGGCTATCCAACCGAGATGGGTCACGACCCAGCCCGACCGTTTGCCGAGTTCCCCATCGCGATACAAACATCTGGGATATCGTCGTCGAAGTATTACTCCGACTACTACCGTCAGGCCGCAGGTCAGAGAGTTGCCCTCGTCGGCGGGTACTGGTACAACGGCGCGAATGCCGGGTTGTCGTGCTGGGCTCTGGACTACTCTTCTGGGAGCGCGTACGTGAGCGTCGGCGGGCGGCTTGTCAAAAAACCTCTGTAGGGGGTCTGGGGGCCGCGGCCCCCAGGATAGACTTATAGCTTTGGGATATGGGATGCACGCTTGCCCTCGTCGGCGGGAACTGGAACAACGGCGCGAATGCCGGGTTGTCGTACTGGGATCTGGACAACTCTTCTGGGAACGCGAACGTGAACGTCGGCAGGCAGACTCTCATTAGTGGGCTTCACCATTCCGCATCCCATATTCCACACCGCTTGGTGAAAATGCAGCCGCACAGAGCAGGGCTTAGTAGGGTTCTCGAACAGCCCTGAGGCTAATGAGAAGGGATAGCGTGAAGCGTGTTGGTAACCTCTACGAGAAGATCTGCGACACGGGCAATATCAAGCAGGCGATTCTATCCTCGTCGCGCGGGAAGCGGGACCAAAAGAGAGTCAAGCACATCCTAAACAACATCGATGTCTATGCAGAGCGGGTGCGGCGACTGCTGATAACCCAGAGCTACGTCCCATCGCCGTATGCCGTAAAAACGGTTCGCGATGGAGCGGCGCAGAAGGAACGGACCATCCATAAGCCGCGATACTACCCGGACCAGATCATCCACTGGGCGCTGATGCTGCAGCTAGAACCAGTTATCATGCGCGGAATGTATCGTTACAGCTGCGGAAGCGTGCCGGGGCGCGGGACCAGCGATGGTCAGAACACTCTTCGCAACTGGCTCGATACAGACCGACGGGGCACGAAATACTGTCTCAAGATGGATGTATCGAAATTCTACCCGAGTGTAGATAATGAGATCCTCAAGCAGATGTTCCGGCGGAAGATCAAGGACGAGGATTGCCTGTGGCTTATCGACACTATCATCGATTCGGCACAAGGACTCCCCATAGGCAACTATACGAGTCAGTGGTTTGCGAATTTCTACTTGCAGGGGCTAGACCATTTCATCAAGCAGGAACTCCAGATCAAATACTATATACGATACGTGGATGATCTTGTTCTGCTGGGGCCAAACAAGAAGAAGCTTCACGCAGCCCGACGAGAAATCGACCGATACCTGCAGAACATTATGTTACAGCTCAAGGATAACTGGCAGGTGTTCCGCGTTGATGATCGCGGCATAGATTTTCTCGGATTCCGCTTTTTCCGGGACCGCACCATTCTGCGTAAGCGCAATGCTTTGAGAATCAGGCGACGGCTTAAAAGGATTCAAAAGAAGGGCCACTTGAACTACCGCGATGCTTGCGCAGTCGTATCTTATTGGGGATGGATCAAGCGTAGCGATAGTTATGGGTTTTACCAGAAATATGTTGAGCCCATTTGCAGTATTGGAAAAGCCAAAAGGACGGTGAGCAGGTATGCAAAAATACGGAATAATCAAGGACGGGACGCTGCTCCTGGTGCCGGAGGGGACGCCGAATGCGAAACCTGTAATATTCGGGGAGATCCCCGAGTTTGACCAGGAAACACAGGCCGTATATCAGATCGGCGCTGTGGATCGCGGCGACGATATCTACGTGGGAGTGGAGATTCGCTATGTAGAGATAGACGCGGACGAGCTTGAGGAGTTCGAAGAGTTGAACTAACGAGTAATTCCTTTCAACTTTCGGATGTGTGAAACATGACATTGATAGGGCATATCGCAGCTGGAGCGGCTATCTCCAAGGTAGCTCCTCCGGCTGTTTCGTTTGGGTTTGGCATGGCCTCACATGCTGTAATGGACTACACATTGCAAGAGTATCGTGGTTGGCCTCCATTAAAGCATTGGCCGTGGTGGGCATGGCAAGGCATATGTAGCATCACATTGCTTTACCATTTCGGGTTGTCATGGGGACTGCTTGGAGCTGTTGTTCCCGACATAATAGACGGTGTTTATTCGCTCATCAATCCCCAGGCATGGCATCGTGGAGATCTATTATGCCCCTGGCATCGAGCGTCAAACAGCAAAGACTTGTCTTGGCCTCTTACACTGATGTGGGAGGCAATCCTTATCTGTATAGCAGTGGTCGTATTTCGGTAACTGCTATGTAGGAGGTGACGACATGGTGCAGAGTGAGTTCAAGATACCTTCTCTGAGGGAAATTGCGGCGGGAGCAGCAGTCAAAGAAGCCAAGGAAGAGCTGGCATCAGATCTGGCGTGGCTGTGGGAAGAATACGTGTTGGCTCCTCCAAATGAGCTATCAGAGGATGCAAAGGAGCTTGCAGAGCGGCTTCGTGTTGCGTTTGAACACAATGGCTTGAACATATAGCAACAATTAATTTCAGTTTGATAGCCTCGGTATTTCCGGGGTTTTTTGCATTGGTGGTGATCTTGTGAATGGGCACTTAGAAATTGACCCCAATGAGCTACATGAGAAAGGGTGTGAATACGGCAGGACGTTAGGAAAAGACTTGGCCTATTTGCGCGATGACGTGTCGGAGATGAAGTCCGATGTGAAAGAGCTTCGTGAAAGCACTAAGAGGATAGAGCAACAGCTGGCACGTGCTGAGTGGCTAAGGACATTAGGCATGGCTGGATTGTCAGCTTTAATTGCTGCGATTGTAGCACAAGTAGTGAGGTGATTTAGTGCAAGTCAGCAAGAACTTTCGCTTGAGTGAATTTAAGTGCAGAGATGCTGCAAGGGGACTAAATAAACCCCCATATTGCAATGGCAGTGCAGGAAACATAGACACTGATCTGATAAAAGGACTCCAAGATTTGCGCGACAAGATTGGCAAGCCTGTAATAATAACATCCGGTTATCGGTGCCCTGCATACAACACATACATCAAAGGGGCTTCTAGCTCACAACACATGTTTGGCACTGCTGTTGATATTCGTGTCGATGGGATGACATCAGAAGATTTGATGCGTGTTGTAGAGCAGATGGATATCTTCACCGGACGCGGATTGTATCCAGGCCAGGGCTTTATCCATGTTGACACTAGGCGCGGACTTCGTGGAGGTCGTGTATCGCGTTGGATTCAGCACCGTAATGGCTTATATGAAACCGTTGGTCGGTTCATTCTGTAGGTGATCGTATGAATCTTGATAACTTCCTGCGTATCGGTGTGGATGCTGCATCAGCATTCGTTGTTGTGAATATTGTGAATGCTTTTCGCCATGGTTGGTTGTGGCCTCGTATTCAAAAGTGGTTAGACGACTCTGGAGATAAGCCTCAACATCAGAGGCGTGTCATTGCATTGGCATGGTGGACAAGTGCAGTTGTATCAATGGCGTTCGCGCTTAGAACAGGTTGCGGTGATTGGAAGATCTTCTTAGGCGAGTGGATTAGCCGAGCGATTATATGCTGGCTTTTATCCATGGGGCAGTTTGATGTTATCAAGCTTGCATGGCCTAAGATGTTTGACCCGAAGGAGGATGGCGATGAAGTGGTTTCTTCGTAATTGGCAGTGGTTTATACCTACTGTGATTGCGATTATTCTTTTATGTATTCTATTGGGCTGGAAGTGGGCACTTGGTGCTATTGGAGTTGTCGGTGGCGGCTATATAGGCAGCAAAGCTTCCGAGGAGCACATTCAACGTATTGTGGAAGATGTTCTTGACAAGAAGAAATGTCGTGAAGAAAAAGCGAAGCGCATAGAGGGGGAAATGGACAGATGAAACGATTTGGACTTGTCCTTGTTATTGTGCTTTTGCTTTCTATCCCGGTGTATGCTGCTGACTACAAGGCGATGTATGAAGAGATGGTTCTCGTCGCTGAGAATTGGCAGAACATGTGCTTTGAGTTGTCGGCTGAAATAGGCCGTCAAAAGAAGCTAACCGAGGATGCTTTGAGATTGTACCGTGAAGCTGAAGCAGACAATGACCGTCTCATTGATGAGATTGCAATGCTTCAAGAGCTTGTCAAGGAACAGGATGCTTTGATTGAGTTGCAAGCTAGCCAACTCAAGAAACTGATGGGCACAGAAAGATACACGTGGCTGTTGATGGGTTTATTGGCTGGAACTATTGGGGGGCATGTGATTAACCAGTGAGCAACATCAATATCGTCAGGGTTCCGGCTGACATTGACGATCTGAGGGTTCTGATACTTTCAGATTTACATGTCGGCCATATTTGTTTTGACGAGTCTATATTCGACTACTACTTATCGCTTCTCGACGATGATCCTGATATGCGAGTTGTTTGTTTAGGAGACTTGCATGAGACAAAACTAAGGACTTCCAAGGGTGCTCCGTCAGAGCAGATTATACCATTGCCTGAACAGAGGAAGTATTTGATACGCCGATTGAAACCCTACAGTGACCGGATAGACGGCGTGATAAGAGGCAACCATGAAGACCGTTCACCCAACGATGGCGGCGATGACCCGATGGATATCTTGTGTGACTGTCTTGGGATTAGCGATAGATACTTCGGCAATCTAGGATGTGTTGCCTACGCATCGGACAAGCCTAGGAAGATCGCTTACATGGTTTCTATTAAGCACGGTTCCGGTGGGGGAACAACGATTGGCAATCCCCTGAACCATGTCCACAAAGACATCTTCAACATGAATGCCGATATCTATTTAAGAGGGCATTACCACAAGGCTACGTTCGCAGGGCCATTCTCCAGATATGACCCTGATTTGAGAAACGCATCCAACCCCATGAGGGAATATTGGCTTGCTACCAATGGAGCGTTATTGTCATCGGAAGGCTCCTACGCGGAGAATGGAAACTATCCCTTAACCTATCCCGCACAACTAATAATGACGCTTTCGATGCGAAAGGGCCATAGGAGCGTAGAATTCGCCACAAAATAGCCCCGTTTCTTCGGATTCGGGGCCTAGCCCCTCCCATTGCCTCCAGGAGACGTTTTCATGCCTTTGGCATACAAACACATAGGTACGTATATGAAAACGCCGTACAGAGCCGCACAGAGCGTCTAATCCAGGGTGACGTGCTTCTCAATCTTCTTACGGGCCAATTCTAGATGGTATGCTACCGCCCGTCTGCCAATCCCCATCTCCTGTCCTGCTTCCTCTTGCGTCTTACCCTCATAATAATATAATTGCACGGCATGAGATTGTCGTTCCGTTAGCGGGACTCGTTTCAAGGCGCGTTTGGCTTTTCTGATAACCTTTCTGTTTGTCCCACCGCCATCCCATGCTGACACTTCTGGTTTTGCTTGCATCTTCCCTCTGCACATCATATCCTCGCACCAATTATCGCCCTCGTAGTAATTCTCCACTGTGCGTTTGCTGTCGTACATATCCTTTCTCATGCCTTGCAGGATTCTTAACTCCTCGCGGAGTTCATATCCTTCATATTCCGGTAGCCCTTCTAACGCCTTTTCTCTTTCTCGAATTGCCTTGCTCAATACTGGTATTGTCTTAGCGTAATCATCAGCCATATCTCCGAAAAACTCCATATGTACTCCTCCAAATAAAATAGACCAGCACAATCCTGAGATTGCACTGGCCCTCGGTTTTTCCGTTAAGCCTCAGCAACTTCCGTGATTTTGGTTGTTATGTAAACAATCTTCCCGTTTTGGAAGTGGAATGTGATCTCGCCCCAACTATGGCTATCCATCATCTCTTGCAACTTCTCTACGGCTTGCTTTACGGTAAACCCTTGCATCGCTACATCCTCCATGGCCTCACAAGGGCTGCGAGTATTTCTAAATACTCCATGAACGTGTCTTGGAATACATCCTCATTGATGCGTTTGTCTCTTTGGCTATTCCGCATTTCTATCAAGCCTCTAGCAGCGTCTAAGGACTTCGCGTATGGTTCAATGGGTTTGTGCAAGTTGTCAAACGCCAACAAGATTAAGTCTTGCCAATAATCCGAAGCTGCACTTATGTCTTGCGCCCATTCTGTTTCTATGCCTGCTTTCTTTGCTTGAATAAATAGTTCACGCATTTCAGCTTCCCACCACACACGAAACCTAGCCAACAGCCCTACTATGTCCACGTCCTTCATTGCTCTCGCTCCTTGATCGCCTTGTACAGAGTGTGTATCTCATTCGCATTCCATGCCATGTCCTTATATATCAGAAACGCTGGGGCATTGTACCAATCATCAGACTCCCAATACAACCCATCGGCATATCTAACAGCTGTTGCAATGTGGTCGAAGCAGCGTATAGTGCCATGTATATCAATCACAAGCCACTTGTAATCGCTATGGCTACCCCATATCCATATACCCTCTGAGTAATTATCCAGACCATTACTCTGTGTCCTGATTTCCTCTAATGCCCATTCTACATGCCTTGGCGTTTTCTCCGGTTCGGGCACTCTGCTTATATGAAACGGTGCTATGTGCCTTACCCCGTCCTTATACCACGATAGTTCTGCCGTTACCCCAGCGGTATTATACGTGAAAGAGCCTGTCGCCCAATGTTCCCATCCGTGCAAATCTCTTTCCATCTTGTATCCTACACGGTCGTACTCTTCAGGGTTCTCGACCATGTTTCTTAGCCAATCCGGGACTTCATTTTCCCCATTAATAAGCAATAGTCCATAGTCTACACTACCAACAATAGCCCGTAACTGTCGCAAGAACGACTTGTCAATCATCTTCTTCACCTCCGAACTTCTCTATTGCACGGCTGAATATGTCGTCTACATTCGGCGCAATGGGTTCACCCTTGGCTGCTGCCCCAAGTATGTCAATGGAATGCTTAAGGCTAACCATCCATTGCATGAGCGGTTTTAGCCCGTCGTCTTCTTCGTGTTGTCGCGATAGCAGTGCTATCGCTTCGATCTGAGCTTGTAGATTAGCACTGATAGCTTCTGCCAATACTCCAATCATGCCCAAGTCTATCTTGGCCTTAATAAGCTGCGCCCTAGTTTCCCAGTCCATCTATGCCATCTCCTGTATTTCAATCTCTACCCTTGGTTCTCCATATCGCTTCTCGCAATGCAATTTCACAATCTGCCCATCGTCTTTCCACATGACTCCATTCAACGCGTCCATCACAGCTTTTGCGTAGTTGTCGATATCCGGCCTCACGCTTGGCCGTGGACGCTTGACGGTCTTGGGTCTTGGAAGATAAAATATCAGTGCGACGGCTAACGGTCCGTCGAGTGGAGTGGCGGGACGGTGTTGGGCGGCAAACCACTGCACCGTCTCCTCCCACTCTTTGGCATGTTTAGGCGTATACGCGTGTGTTCTCCCTCCTTGTGTTACCACCCTCGGTCTTGGTTTCGCTACTGGTTCTCCTTTTACTACAAATCTCACATGAATCCTCCTTTGCTACATTAAATATATCACATATTGCATGAGTAGTCAAACTAAACATGGGTTCATTCATGTTGTTCTCGATTGATTGTGTTCCTTCATCTTCTCACGCGCTACCCGCAGGGCATCTTCGGGGCTTTCCCGCGAATATCCTCGCACAAGCCATTCTTGATTGCCAACGCGCTTGCCAAACACGAAGAGAGCTGCGCCGAAAGCCACTTCTGCGCTAGGTTCACTGTATTCGTCGTCCCAGTCTAGGAAATCACTCATGCTATGCAAGTTGCTCAGCCCATCTATTGTTGCCATCCATACCCGTGGCGGCTTCACGAACTCGGATTGCAATTCATACGGCACTATACCAAAACATTCCGGGTCTCGTGCATTTACATAATCCCATGCAGATAGCTTATTGTCGTAAATTGCACAAGCTTCGCCCTCGGTATCCACAACCACAAACACGCGGCACTTACTCATATGCACCCCTCCGGCTATGATTCCACAGAATCGTTATACAGCTTGTATACACTAAATACATTGCCTTTGTGCGGAGCTGCCCCGCAGCCGTCCTTCTCATTGCAGTATCCGTACCATTTACACTTGGGCACAAGGAAGTCTGCCAAAAACGGGTCTCGTTCGGTAATGGCCTCTTTCACATGCTGCATAAACTCGCGGTATTCCTGCTGCGTCTTGGAACACATCCTGTTCAGTGCTGTCTCCATGAGGTTGCGGAAGTTACGACAGATGCGCCCTTTTCGTGCCACGCCTTGTGGGAGCACGTATCTAGCAAGTTCCGCCGGTGTCCATTCGTCCTGAACCACCGCATCATAATCCGTGATGTGGTAGGTGATGTGTTTGCCTAGCCCGGCATCTTCTGCTGCATCTGCGGGTCTATACTGCTGGTCATGTCTACCTGATTCCCATTCATAGGAGCATAACCTGCTCCTAACGGCTTGCGTTTCGAACACCCGACTGACATTCTGCACTTCGAAATCGAACGTCACGAACTCAAACACAGACCAATGCCCCGAATCATAACATTGTTTTACCATGCCCTTCTGCTTCTCTTCAGGCCATTTCAAGAACTCATCAAACGTGACCCCCCGTGTAATCGCAGCGGCACTCCCCACGTATACATATGGGGGATACTCTGTCTCTGGACTAATCAGTTTTACGATCATTGGCTTCTCCTTTTTGAGCTAACCGCTTCAGCCTTCGCACCTCATAAACCGCTTCCTCGACATTCTCAGCACCTAGCTCCTCCTGCAACTCACATCTAAGCATCCAGTTCCTAGTCCACTGTTCTAAGTTGCGTTCCTCCCTCAATTGAGCGATCTGCTCCCGATAATGCTTGTTACTGTTTTCGAGGAGTTGTATTTTATGCAACAACTGCCTGCGCTCTTCGCCCCAATCAGCCTCCCATTCAGTGGCCTTTTCGATGAGCTGCCCCAACCTAGACGCTTTCTCGGATTCTAATTCCTTCACACGCGCCTCTGCCGACATCGCCCTGCGTATTGCATAGGGCCAACCCTTTTTGGACTGTGCAATAAACCGTGTGAGCTTATCCCATTCACCTGAGTCATGTACAGCTAGGTGAGGGTTCTGTAGCAACGTAATGGCGATTACGGTACTAGGGTTAACTTGCCTGTTTCCCCCCTCCTCTAGACCGCGCCTTCCATCGTGCCTGAATAAACCCGGTACGGTCGAAACGTATTGGGCACAAGCACAACACTTATCATCAGTTGCATGGGCATACCAATCATCCCCCGGCATCTGTTCGCATAGCTCAAGATCTTTCTCTAAATCTCGCCATTCCTCAGTCATCACTCTTCACCTCGTATCCCGATTCTGTTAACCACAGTTTCATGGAACCGGGTATCCCTTCCGCATAATCAATAATAGCCCCTACAACCTCATGCAGTGCCAACGCATCTTCGTTCTGCGCTGCCCGCTCCAACCTATCCTCTAACAGCCCTAACATCATCAGCATATTATTTGCAATATTCCATATACGCGCATCGTTCTCCGCTCTGGCACTTGCCATAAATGCACATATAGCATCGTACTCAGGCACACACAAAGCCCAAAAGTCATAAATTGCATCGTCGAGCTGCCATACAGCCTCTATGATATCGCAATACGAAAACATCGTTCCGCAAAGATGCTGTGCCCTAAACAATAAATAGCCGTGTGCATGCTTAAGATGACTAATCCTGTTTGCAATGCTGTCCAATGTCTTGTTTCCCCTTCTGATTCACTTGTGTGATGCCCATATTTCCCCAATCCTCCAAATAATCCTGCACATCGCCCTCGCCACAAATCAAACGCGTCTCGCACTCAGGACACTCAATCTCGACATTCCCCCAATCCGATATATAGGCTATTGGCCTCCCCCCGCATTGACATTGGGAAAGATATTCGGTATGACCCCCCTTAGTTCCCACGGGCTTCCATTCGCCCCTGTTGAATACGTCGTGATGGTTAATAGTGTTAAACAGTTTAGTCTTAGGAGACTTCGCTAACCAGTACACTCGTTCGGTCATTGGGTAAAATCTTATCTTGTCAAAGTTCTGACTCCCGTTGAACCATACGATCTCTTGTTTAATGACGAATGGGGTTTTTAGTAACCATTCATAAGGTGTAATCTGCCTTCCCTTTTTGATACGGTTCTTGTGGTTATACATTAAACTTCCTTCTGGCCTAAGTACACGATGTAGTTCACTCAACACTTTAATTTGCCATTCTTGATATTCCCTCTCCCTCATATCGTCGTTATACGCTTGGTGACGTTTATTGCCTGTGTGATGGTCGTTTCCGAGATTGTATGGTGGAGATGTGATTACCAAGTCTACCGATTCGTCGGGAAACTCTTTTAACACTTCTAAACAGTCACCTTGATAAATATGATTAAGTTTCACTTTCTTCACTCACCTCCTCAACTCTCCTTCTCGCCATTTCAACGTACTCCTCGGCTATGTCGATCCCGATGTAATTCCGTCCGTTCAATTTAGCCATTTTACAGGTTGTCCCACTTCCGCACATGGGGTCGAACACCAAATCACCGACATTTGACCAACTTAGGATGTGGTCTTGGGCTAGTTGTTCGGGAAATATTGCAGGATGTTTATACGCTATCTCGTCTGTAGTTGATTTTTGATAACCTGCTTCATATTTCCAAATATTTGACATAACTTTGGTAATGTTTTTACTCGCTTTCTCTAGCCTTTTCAACCCAGCCTCATCTAATCTTTCAGTTTCACCAGATATGGTTCGATAAGTCCTTGTGGAATGGTCATAACTACCTCTCAATATCTTCTCAATTTCTCCTAGTGTTTTTAATGTGTAAATGGGGTTAAATGTGTTAGGTTTACCTTTACTAAAAACAAACATATATTCAAAATCTTGCTGATACCTTACGTTAGCGGGATAAGGAGAAGTTTTCTCATAAATCATAGTGTCGTGTAAACTAAATCCAATCTCCTTGAAATATAACGCCTGTCTAAAACTCGTCCCGGTTTCACTACCTTTTATAGTTGCATCACCAACAACCCATACCACTACACCGCCGTCCTTTGTCACCCTATACAACTCTTTGGCGATTTCCTCAAAGTTGAAAGTGTACCCCTTATACGTTCGCAGATTATCATAAGGTGGGGAAGTGACCGTGAGGTCGATTACACCTTCTGGAAAAGTCCTCATAACGTCAACACAGTCACCTTGATAAATATGATTAAGTTTCACGTTCTTCACTCACCTCCATGTAATTAGGCAATGCCCCGTGAATGCCGCCGTATCCTACGACACACGTCATATCTTGTAACTGGAACTCCAGTTTACTCCTAAATACATCATCGTCGCTTAACTCGGGATCATGCATACAGTCGAAGAACTCAAACACTTCTTTGGGTATTCTGTCACGATTCAAATTGTCGGGGTACTTGTAATTTCGTTCGTCGGATCTTGGAACCTGTTTAGCGTCTAAGAACATCGCAGTCAGTTTGGCGTTGGTGTAATAGAGTGCCCTGGCATCTGGTATCCCTTTCATCCGCCCCAGCGAGAGTTTGGCTTGTAGGTATGACTTTCGCAGTTTGACCAGTTCCACCACCATGTCTACGTCGTACTTACAATATGCGATCACTTCTTCAAGTTCCTGTTTCGTGAGTGGGCGGTCAATGTCGAATGGTACAGTCGATTCTTCGATATTCATACCCAAGTGACCCTCAATGGCTTTAAGACTCAAGCCCATTTGCATATCATCACTAATGTCAGCCACATTGAACCACGCTTTGTTCTCCTGAAGAAACCAATGTTCCCAACCCATACCCCCACCAATGATAAAGTCGTTGATCTCTTTCACCATGCGGTTGTCGGCTCCACAAAGTACAGCTTGTAGGATGAATCTGTCGTAGAATTTCGAGTTAAAGCCTATAAAGAGCTTGTCCTCCGTGACGAATTGTTTAACTCCGTAGTTGTCGTTGTGGAACACGGTGAACTCATTATCCGCTATGTCTTTAAATACCACTAGCCAATCGTAGGCAAACACCTCAAAGTCGAAAGCGTAGAGTTTCATTTTTTCTTTCCTCCAGAATAGCTTCTGGTGAAGCTTGTCATATACTCTGTAAAGAGCTTTTCACTAAAGTCCCCCCAATAATTCATCTAACCAATCTGACAAATTTGTTTCTTTAATCGAGGATTCTACCGGTGTAGGTTCTTCGTTAGATGGGATTGATTGAATTTTTGATATTCGCTCATTGGCAATTTTGCAGTATTCTTCCGACAATTCAAAGCCTATAAAGTGTCGATTATTCAGTAACGCCATTTTTGCTGTTGTTCCACTACCCATAAAAGGGTCTAACAGTAAATCTCCTTCGTTGCTCCAAGAAAGGATATGGTCTTTTGCTAATTGCTCAGGAAATTGTGCAGGATGCCCCGTTCTTTCTGTATTAGACATAACGGGAGGCATATCCCAAACATTGTATCTTATTCCAAACTCTCCATATTGCTTTCCCCTGTTAGACATAGGGCGAAAACTACCGTCTTTTTGCCTAATCGTACCGTGTTTGTCTTTGCTTCGTGATGTTGTTTTTCTATCTTTTAAAGCATTAAATGTTTTTATTTTCCCTTTGCTAAAAACAAACATATATTCAAATGTTTGTGCATATCTGGTTTTTAATGCTCCAACAGCAGTAAAAGAAGGTTTGCTCCATATCATAGTATCATGCAGATTAAACCCACACTCCATAAAATACAAAGCCTGTTTGAAACTTGTACCAGTTTCACTTCCGTTAATTGTTGCATCGCCTACAATCCATACCACTACGCCACCCTCTTTTGTCACTCGATATAATTCCTTTGCTACACTTTCAAAATCCCATGTGAAGCCTTTGTATGTGCGTAGATTATCATATGGTGGAGATGTTACTGTTAAATCAATACACTCGTTAGGTAACAGTTTCATTCCTTCCACGCAATCCATGTTGTAAATTCTATTGAGTTCAAGCAATCGCTTTACCTCCTTCCCGAGTAACTTCTTATATACTCTTGCATATATTCAGTGAACAGCTTTTCACTAAAGTCCTCATACCTCGCTAACGCCTTATAAATATCTTCCTCCACCGAGTTCTTGGTGATGAAGTGAATGTAGCTACATTTTTGGGTCTGACCTATCCGATGGATTCGGTCTCAACTTTGTTCTTCAATCCCCACAACTGTATTTCGAACTCCGCTGTAACCTCTGCCAAATCAGCATAGCCATAGTTACGCAACAAGCTTTGCATCTCTGTCAAAAGACGAGTTGTCGATACCGGATTGTTCAACATATCCATCACACTCATATTGCACAAAGACTCATTATTCATTAATAGACACCTCCTGATTATCAATGTTCTGCTCCCTTGCCAACCCCAACAATAACTCTTCTAGCTTTCGATTACCCCTCGCCACATCATCTTCGCGGCGTGTTATGGTGTCATAGGCTATGGCATGTGCCAAGGAAGCCACCCCTGCGGAGTAATCAGGAGCCATCATAACCCGGTCGATCACACTACGTATGCGCCAAACCTGACGTCCCATTTCGCAATAATAATCCAATGGCATGTTCGGCGTCACACAGTACGCTGCCTGTGACAAATCACCAGCAATGCGCCGTAGCTCCGCATCGTCGATCTCCCCGCGCACCCACGCCATCTTCGCCTCGGTTGCTGATTGCGCTACTTCACTCAATGCAAACGGCACGATGCGCTCCGCAACATCGTTTACGCACCAACACATAAACTCATGTAAAGCCAGCGTAGCGTCTGCCATCCACAACACAGTCCTTTTCTCAGCACACATCTTGTCATAGTCTTGTAGTATTTTGCCAGACAACTCTACGCGACACACGATAGTCCCAGGCGCATACAGCAAAGCATCTAGCGGTTCCATACTTGCATGTAAACCATGTCGACACATCTCCAGCGGAGGCTCCACCGTCAACGTCTGCCCCGGCTCTACTAAAGTATGCGGCGAGAATTGTAGCCTACAATCTTCCCGGAGAAAATGCCATCCCAAAAGCGTCATATCTGTCACCTCCGCATCCCCAACATAATGTCCATTGATATAGCACAACATAACCTTCTCGTGTTAATCCTCCTCTCTTAACCCTAAGCAGTGTATCTATACACACTTCCAAGAGGTGACCCTACTAGATGCAACCAATCAATAGAATCCTTTGGCTTTGATGGAGATAACCGCAATGCCTCCTCTACTGTCTCGGGTGTTCTGTTCAACTCACATGCAATAAACGGGACACTATACCCCCTATTGAAGTACCAATGAATCATCTCAATAGAATCCTCAGTCAATGGACGATCTCGCGTAATCCCATCAGGCATTCGCGTATGAATTGCGGACGAGTGGACTTTGGCTCCTAGCTTGCAAGCACGGCTTTGGATAGCTTTCTCTGAACGTCTATGCCCTGCTTTCGCCAACTCCTTGTGTGTATACGCAGCCCCTAGCATGTATGTGTCCATAAGAATAGCGTCTTCCTCTTCAGACCAACGACGCGCTTTCATTCATGTCCCTCCAAATACTGTTCAATGGCGTTGCTTTCCATCACACCCAAACAATCTTGATGCACCCCGATATACCCCGTATTTTGTCCCAGCAAAACCAAGTCATCAGAAGAATGCACTGCGGCTCCGCACCTGCTACATATCTCGTCCCCCATCCACCACCACATTGCCTTGCCTACGAGAAAGTCCTGGCTCCAATAACCCGGCTCCTCCTCATATAGGGAACTAAATGGGTTCACGATGAACACTTCGACTGCCCGATTGCTACCCACATCTCCCTCCAAGGGGAGAACTGCTTCTTCCCGTGTCATTCCATCACCTCAAATTCCACAACCCATACCTCAAGATCGGGGTTCCATTCGCCGTTAATCGCAGGCCAAAGCTCAACAAACTCTTTGACACTTCCTACGCCTTCCGCTAGTGCATCAACCTCTGAGATGTCTCCAACCCGCTCCCGGCGAACATCAAGGATTCTCAAGTGCGCAAAAGGCTTACCATAGTAGCTCAACCTAGCCTGATGAACAGACCCAATATTCCAACGTTTCTTCCCAACTCTCCGAGTTTGCGTTTTTTGTCCTGACAGAATCGGTTCTATGAATCGTTTTTTGAACAGAATCATCTTCCGACCTCCCAATGTTCACGCACTCGAAACTCTCTTCGGTGTTCGTTGGAATATTCTGATACTAAGCACCGATACACACCCCTGGAGACAGGTGCTCCTACTAATCCTATTGCTGCCCCGGTATCGTGGTGGAAAGCTATCTCTCGTGTCATATCAGGGTCTGAGGCGGCGAAGCTCACATCAGTCATTACAACAGTCCCGCACATGCCCACTGCCACAGTCATCAACAAGTCACCCTTGTATTCCATATCAGGAATCTCGATAGTTACAACCTCGTTAGGAGCATGTCGCGTTTTTCCAATACCCAACCCTACAGTAAAAGTTGCGACAAGGCATACGATTAACAGTCCTATCTTCAGCAACCTATCGGTCACCATCCCCACTCCCTCCTGCAATCTTCATCAATGCTCTTATCCCGTCTACCACGAAACATTCATCGGTCTCAGGATTGTAAAATGCACAAGCAGGTTTTGTATAGTCGTTCATTAAGCAAACGACGACATCTTCAGCTCCCCGACTTTGTAGCGGACACAACAACACTTCCCATTCATCAAAGCGTCTACGTGCCGGGTTATTCTTTATGCGCTCTAGATGCATATCCAATCTCTCAAGCAAGGTCATGCCTTAGCCCTCCTGTTAGCAATCATGTTGGATACCCCGTAACAATTTGTCGCTACACACCTCATGAGGTCATCGCTATATCCGTCCTCATCCTTGTATGGGGGGCTGGTGACAATCAGATCAATGCTTTCATCGGCAAGCATATCTAAGCCATCCAAAACATCCACGCAATGCGTCTTATTCAATATGTCTTGCGTCTCAGTAGCTGCTAAACTGCACGATGTCATGCTGGCACCCCTTTCGCCAAGTCCCTAAACACCACAAACCTCTCGTCAAACTGCAACTCCACCGTCCCTACGGGGCCGTTGCGCTGCTTCGCTATGATGATCTCTGCAATACCTTGCTTAGAGGTATTCCCGTAGTAGTACTCGTCGCGGTAAACAAACATCACCACATCAGCATCCTGTTCAATCTGTCCACTATCTCTAAGGTCAGCCAGAGTAGGTCGTTTGTCGGAACGCGTTTCACAGCTTCGACTCAACTGCGCTACCGCAAGCACAGGCACCTCTAACTCTTGCGCCAATGCCTTGAGTTGCCTTGATGTCTCGCCAACCGCCTTATTAGAATCGTCTCCATCAGCAAGTAATTGGAGGTAGTCCACAATAATCAGGTCTAGATGTTGTTCTCTTTTAAGTTTCCTTGCAGCTGCCCGAATAGTCGGAACCTTGACATTCACGGGGCCAAGAAACCATGCTGGAAGATTCTGAAGCTCTCCTAACGCATGACTTACCCTGGCCCATTCCTCATCACGGATTTGCCCTTTCCGCAATCTCAGCAAATCAACCTTAGCCAGCCTTGCGATTGATCGCTGAAGCAGATTCGTTCTCGTGTCCTCAAGGATAGCCAACAATACACTATGGCCTGCTCTAGCTGCATTCTCTGCGATGCATTGCGCCATGACCGACTTGCCCATAGAAGGACGGCCTCCGAGTACGATTAGCTCACTTGGCTGTAGTCCTGCGGTTCGCTCATCCAAATCCACAAATCCTGTCGGGACTCCAGTCACAATGCTCTTTGAGATGTATCTTTCAGTGAGGATGTCCATAACCTCACTACACGTTTCCGTATATGAAACTGGTTCTGCTGCTGAGATTCTGGAGTCCAAATCAAACGCTCCGGCCTGTAGCAGCTCCACTGCCTCCGGGTCTTGGTCATACGCCATCTGAATAGCGTTTTGGCCTACTGCAATGACTCGTCTTAACATAGACTTCTCTTTCACAATATCTGCGTAGTATTTGACGTTTGCAGCCGTGGGGACAGTGCTGACCAGAGTGCTTATGTAATACGCTCCCCCTACAGAGTCAATGCTGCCTTTGTCGCGCAGCGTTTGCGTGATCGTAATCGCATCTACGGGTTGAGATTCCCCTCTGAGATTAGCGATGGCAGCGAATACTTCGCGATGCTTGTCCATGTAGAAGTCATTAACCGTTACTATATCGAGGGCAGTATCAGCGGCTTCCTTGTCCAGCAACATAGACCCCAGTAGGGCTTGCTCAGCCTCTTCGCTCCACGGAATGCTTCTCATGCCATCACTCCTCTGGCCCCGGAATGTATCTACCCGCACTAGCCTTCTTCGTTGTGCGATTCATCCATGTATCCACCTGAGCATCGCTCCTGAAGATAAACTCCGGTGTCGCAAAAACCTTGCCTTCTGCTTTCGGGTCTTTGCCTGTATGCCAATCTGATTGGCGAATGTTATCAATCGCTAGGCATAGTTCTTCTACGGTGAAAGTCTCTAGGCGGGTGTTGATCTTCTTGCGGCGTTCCTTGGTGAGTTTTAAGGGCCTAGCCCATAGTCCATCGAATACTGTGTTGTAGTGCTCCATGACTTTCTGCGCAGCATTGTCAGGCTTGACCTCTTCTGTTTTCGTGCGCTTCGGAGCATCCGGGAATCGTTCCGGGAATTCACTTGTGATAATATCTACATGTTGGGGGCAGTGTTCTTCCACACACTGTAGGAATGTAGGCCATAACTCAGTGTCGGGAAGCTCTCCGAGTTTCTTACACGCCCCCTTCGCATGATTCACATTCCCCCATGGGTTATATCTCAGGTAGTTCCTGATGAGCACCACACGGCTTTCGGAGTCATACCATATCCGTGTTTCGTCAGTGCATAGTTCAGCGAATGCCATCTCCACTCGCTCAAAGTCCCAACGCAAGTCCTCGGCTATGTATCCAGGAGGGAGCCAATAGAATCCCGCCATATTGGAATGCGGAGAGGTCATCAGGTATAGGAAAAGCAGTCTCGCATCGTCCGAAAGAGGCTGCACTTTGTCGTCAGTCCAGAATTTCGGACATACCTTCACGTAACGGCACACCTCATCGACCCCCTCCATTACATTTCCCGCCACTTGCCGTTTAGTTTAACAGTAGATAGACTATTTACGTCCCAGCCCCTAATGTCTTGGGTTAGTCCTAGAGCGTTGCGCTTTTTTGTGGGGCTACCTGTGCCATCTGGTGTCCTAAACCAGACATGGATTCCTCGGTCGGTTCGCATGACGCGGCATTTAAGGTTCAAATCCTCTATGATTCTAAGCATGATGTCCGCTTCGTCGCTATCGTCGAAGTCAAAATTACTAAACGGTGCGGGTGATTTTATGGCTAGGTTCGGTTCGTCCGCTACTTCAGTGAGTGAGAAACACCCAACCTCGCCAAACTTGTGTAAAGGACGTTTGTCCTCATTGATAACAACATACTCGATCTTAAACGGCGGTAAGGGCCGGTTAGATGATTTTGTCCCCTCTGGTTTTTTAAGTGGGGCTAGTTTGATTTTAGCCATTCATTGCGTCACCTCCATGTGCTTATGGAATTGTTCCCCCGCCGCATTGATCCTTCGCCTTGCGATCTCTACATACCGCTCGTCCAATTCTATACCGATGTAATTAAACCCTAAGTTTACTGCGGCGACACCCGTCGTACCGGAGCCAAAGAACGGGTCAAGGACAACCCCATTCGGAGGAGTTATGAGTGTAATTAGATATTCCATCAATTTGATAGGCTTCACTGTAGGATGATGATTCTTCTTAGGTACGTTCCCTCTGTTGTGGGGCATGTTGCCACTAGCTAATGTCTCGTCTCTGCCGTCATTGGAGATTACTTCAGGCATATCCTCAAGTCCCAAATTGCGCTCCTTTTTAGACGCTTTAGCACAGTAGAAGAACCTAGAGGCTCCTCCTGAGTCGTTATGTCCCGTTCTAGGTAGATTCTTAGAAGATTTATCATCATAATCCTGTCCGAAGTTCCTACCTGTTGATCTTCCTCCACTAGAACTCCTGCTGAAACCACTTTGTTCATCCAACATTCGCGCAGCTTCTTCGTCAAGTATTACGTTGGCTGGGAATCTACCAGCTTCGTTGGGTGTGTATGTTCCGTCATATTCATCACGGTTCCAACCCGTTAAACGTTCATTCCCTGTTTTGTGAACCCCAGCCCCTCGGACAGTAGGTTTCAGTTCATTCTCACCAACTGGTATCCTACACCCATCAATATTCAGCCCACCTGTACCCCACTTCATCACGTTTTCCGCAATAGTCTTTTCGCTAATTGGTTTTCTAGCAAGCACAATCGGTTCATTGGCGGGTTTCAACGCTGTGCCCCAACCATCCCATTGTTTAGCTTCGGGGGTGGCGGGGGCGGTTATATCTAAGGTAACTTTGTCTTTGTCTCCATTTGTTTGATAAACATTATTCCCTTTATACTGGAAACTCTCTAATTTTACCCGTTCGCCGATTTTCGCACGCTCTACGCCCGCTCGCTTATCAATCGCCTTACTAATATCGTGGGACTTAGGCATTCCTGATCCGTAGATCCACATGATACAATCTCTAATTTCAAACCCAGCATCCTCTATGGCGCAAGTCATTCTGTGGTATGTTCTGGTTCCTCCAAAGGCTAACAGGTGTCCTCCAGGCTTTAGTACTCTCAAACACTCTTTCCACAAGTCAACATTATAAGCTATCCCGGTGCTATCCCATTTCTTATTCATGAACCCCAATTCATATGGAGGGTCAGTAACAATCGAATCTACAGAATTGTCCTCTAGGGTTTTTAAAACCTCTAAACTGTTCCCGTGTAATACTTGGTTAACATGATTACACATCATACCACCTCCTTATTGCCGCCACTTGTTCAATTGTCCTCGCTTCGAGTGACCGCAAGATGAAATCTGTAATACTTTTAGCCATTTTGATAACAAGACTCAGGCGGGTGTTTCGTAACATTACATATCCCATAGGGCCTCCAG